CCATGGCAGGTATCACGCTCGCAACCGCCACGGCGCGGCTAGACGATTATCTCGATGCGGAGCTAAAGATTCTGGCCGGCCAGGAAAAAACGATTGGCGGCCGAACCTTGAAGCGTGCAGACCTTGCGGAAGTGCAGGCGGGAATACAGATATGGGAGCTCAGGGTGCAGGAGCTGAGCAGCCGGGCCAATGGCCGTGGCCGGGGATTTACTCTTAGGCCTAACTTCTGATGGCAAAGCGCCGCAAGGACAAGAAGCTTCAGCTGGCTCAGGCCTTGCCCGCCGACCTTGACCGTTTGGGCCATGGCGGGATGATGGCTTTTGGCGGCATGACCGGCACCAGCAGGATGGCCCGGTCGCCACGGTTTGCCAACTGGCGTCCACAGTTACTGGATGCAGACGGTGAGGCCGAATACGAGCTGGCCGATCTGCGGGCATTCTCCAGGGACCTGGAGCGAACCGCACCGGTAGCGACTGGGGCGATCGAGACTAGGGTTTCGCACATTGTTGGGACCGGCCTCAGCCTGCAAAGCCGGATTGACGCCAAGGAGCTGGGCCTTTCGGATGAACAGGCCAGCGAATGGCAGAGCATGACCGAGCGGCGGTTTGGAATGTGGGCAGAATCGCAGTATGCCGATCGCCATGGTGAGCTTTGCTTTTACGAACAACAGCAACTGGCGTTGCGTTCGCACGATTCCAGCGGTGATGTGTTTGCACTGCTTGGCGATAAGGGCCGCGAGGATTGGCCGTTTCGGCTGACGGTGCAGATTGTTGAGGCTGACCGGGTCAGCAATCCAGATGGACGGATGAATACCGCCACGCTGATTGATGGCGTGGAGCGTGATGACGACGGGGAGCCAGTGGCGATTCAGGTTTCTCGCTACCACCCAGGCCGGCTAATCCCTCGAACCGCCAACACATGGGAGCGCATCCCGTACCGGGGCAGTTCTGGCCGCCGCAATGTCTTGCACCTGAAGGAAATGAAGCGGCCCGGCCAAACCCGTGGACTGCCGATCCTGGCCCCGATCATTGCCACAATCAAACAGATAACCCGGTACACCGACGCCGAGGTGGACGCGGCGGTGAACAGCGCTGCGCTGGCGCTGTTTATGCAAATGGACCCAGAGGCGTTTTCAGACTCGACTATTTTTAGCGATCAAGAACGACAAAGGATGTTGGCCGCGGCTAATTGGGACGGCAGGATCGAAAGCGGCCGAGCCGTGAACCTGATGCCAGGCGAAAGCATTGTCAGCCCAACCCCTGGCCGCCCAAATCCAAACTTCGACCCATTTTTTGGGGCAATGCTGAACATCTGCAGCATGGGCCTAGGGATCCCTAAGGAGGTGCTGGCCAAGGCTTTCAACGCCTCCTATTCCGCCAGCCGTGCTGCATTGATGGATGCCTGGCGCACCTGGCAAATCAAGCGCGTCTGGCTGGCCCAACGGCTATGCCAGCCCGTTTATGAGGAGTGGTTGGCCGATGCCGTGGCACTGGGGATCATCCAGGCGCCGGGCTTTTTTGCTGACCCGTTTATCAGGTATGCATGGAGCCAGACCAGCTGGTGTGGCGATGGCCCTGGGGCCCTCGATCCATTGAAGGAGGCTATGGCGGCAGCCAAGCGCATGGAGGAGGGCATTACCACCCGAGCCGAAGAGGTTGTGGCCTATGACGGCGGCGACTGGGAAACCAAGCACCGGCAATCCGCGAGGGAGATGGCGGCCAGAGTGCGCGATGGCCTGCAGGTGCCTGCCGTTGCGGTTGCGGTGCCTCCACCTGACCCAAACAGCACTACCGATTAGATTGGGCCCATGACAGTTCTTGATGTCCTAAATGCACCGTGGGCGATCCTGCCCAACCGCCTGGAGGAAATCCAAGCGATCTACGCGGCTCGCAGCCGTGGGGAGGAACTGGACATTGCGGCTGTAGAGGCCAGGATCGGCCGGCCACTGGGGACTGAGCAGCAGCAGGGCTATGAGGTGCGGAACGGCGCGGCGTTGATCCCGTTGCATGGCGTGTTGGCTCAGCGGATGAACCTGATGACCAACATGTCAGGTGGCACCAGCACCGAGCTGTTCGCTCGTGATGTTCAGACCGCTGCGGCAGACCCCACCGTCAAGGCCATCATTTTGCTGGCAGACACCCCAGGCGGCACCGTGGCCGGCACCCAGACCGCTGCGGCGGCGGTGCGGGCGGTGCGTGGTGTGAAGCCCATTGCCACCATGGTTCAGGGACTAATGGCCAGCGCTGGAGTCTGGATAGGCTCTGCCACTGACCAGACGGTATTGGACTCTGGAACCGCTCAGGTTGGCTCAATTGGTGTAGTTGCGACCCATGTGGACGTGAGCCAGCAAGAGCAGGCGATGGGGATCAAGACTACCGAGATCGTGGCCGGCAAGTTCAAGCGGGCGGCATCGCAGTATGGCCCGCTGACCGAAACCGGCCAAAAAGTAATCCAGGATCAAGTAGACTATTTGTACTCGCTGTTTGTCACTGATGTTGCCGCCAACCGTGGGGTATCGGTTGAGCGTGTTCTCGATGACATGGCTGATGGGCGAATGTTCATCGGTCAACAGGCGATTGATGCGGGCCTCGCGGACCAAATCAGTAGCTTGGACATGCTGATAGCTCAACTCACTGCAACCCCTGGCGCCTCCACTGGTGGGCGCTCTGCCCCATCCACTCAGCCCCCCGCCCGTTTTGCTATGGATGAAAATCAACCCACGCCCCAGACCACTGCCGAATGGCTGGCGGCCAACCCTGAGGTCGTCGCATCATTGCGAGCCGAAGGCGCCGCCGCCGAGCGCCAGCGGATCGCCGATGTTCGCGCCCGGTCACTGCCAGGCCATGAAGCTCTGATTGAGCGTTTGGCCGCTGATGGTAGAACCAGCGGACTTGAAGCAGCCGATGCTGTTTTGGCCGCTGAAAAAGCCAACCTGGCCAATCGCGCTGCCGTTCGCATGGTAGACGCTGCGCCTTCGGTGTCATACGCCCCAGCCCCCGAGGCGTTAAGCGAGGCAAAAACGCCCGAAAGAATTGAGCCTACCGCCATGGAAATGGCCAATAGGGCTAAGGAGCTGGTGGCCAAAGCTAAGGCTGATGGCCGGACGCTTTCCGTTACCGATGCCGTGGCTCAGGCCCGGCGTGAACTCATTCAATCCTGAGGTCATTGCTATGCGTAACCAAGGACTAGTTAAAGCCTATTTGGCTGGTGCCGCCATTAGCCCCAATCGCTTTTTAAAGTTTGGCGCTGATGATCACACTTTGATTCAAGGCGCTGCTGCCGGTGATTCTATTTTCTGCGTTTCCGATGATGTGGGATGTGCATCTGGCGAACGAATTGATGCTGTATTGACCGACATTGCCACTGTCGAGTTTGGCGGAACTGTTACCCGTGGCGGTTTGTTAATGAGCGATTCAACGGGTCGAGCTATCGCCGCCACTGCATCTGCCGGTTCAAACGTGCGAACTTGCGGCATTGCATTAGTTAGCGCTGTTGTAGGCGACAAAGGCCCGGTACTTCTTTTCCCCGGTTCTTTCCAAGGTTGATCCTTTCCCCCCTGATGCACTAATTCAATGGCTTTTCAGAACTTTCCTTTTCCGATTCAGCAAGAGCTTACAGCAATCGCTCTTGCTTACACCAACCCCTCTTACATTGCTGATGAAGTTTCACCGCGAGTTCCGGTTGGCTCTCGGGAGTTTAAGTGGTTGCAGTACAACCGAGATGAAATGTTTACCGTACCTTCGACCTTGGTTGGTCGCAAAGGTGTGCCTAATGAAGTTCAGTTTGGCGCAACTGAAGTTGCTGGGTTTGTCAAAGATTATGGACTTGACGACGTAGTGCCGCAAGACGACATTGACAACGCCCCTGAGGGCTACAACGTTGTAGGTCGCGCAGTTGAAGGGACTACCGAGTTGATTGCTTTGGATCGAGAAAGAAGGGTAGCTGATTTGTATTTCAATGCAAATACCTATCCTGCCGCCAATCGCGTTACCCTTAGCGGCACTTCTCAATGGTCGGATTATACAAACTCTGATCCTTATTCTGCCATCATGGCGGCGCGTGACGGCATGTTGATGCCGTTTAATACTGCCGTGTTGGGTCGCTTGGCTTGGTCTAAACTTCGGGTTCACCCAAAGATCACAGCTGCCCTGGCACCGTCCAGCACTGGAAACACTGGCACCAACAACGCAAATGGCGCTCCGGCATCTGTGCAAGCCGTTGCCGAATTGCTTGAGCTGGATCGGTTGCTGATTGGCGAAAGCTGGATTAACACTGCCAAGCCTGGCCAAACTCCAACACTGGCCAGGGTGTGGGGCAAGCATATGGCTTTGTTTCACAACAACCCATTGGCTTCTATTCGTGGCAATGCGATCACTTTTGGCTTTACCGCTGAACACGGTAGTCGGGTGAGCGGCAGCATTCCAGAGCCTAAGACCGGCTTGCGCGGCGCTCAGCGGGTGCGGGTTGGCGAAAGCGTTAATGAACTCATTTGCGCTTCTGATGTTGGCTACTATTTCCAAAACGTTGTCGCCTGATCATGCTCTCCTACACCGTTCTCAATGGCCCTGTTGACCACGACGGGGCCCGCTATGAAGATGGCGCCGAGATCCCCCGGCTATCTGCCAAGGAAGCCGCCGCACTGGTGGACGTGGGGGTTATCGATGCCACGCCTGAAGGTGGCAAGAAAACCAAGCTTGCGGAGCCTGGCGACTGATGGATGACCAGGGTGACTTCCTAGACCCGGACTTGGATGTTGTCCCCGTGATAGCCGGCGCCATTACTGGTGACGGCTATCTTGATTTGAACAGTGAAATGATTTTTGATGGCAACCTGACAATAATTGATTATTTATTAACTGCACAAACCAGCAAGTTTGGAGGGTTGGGATATGGTGCAGCAATTAGCGTAAATGGCGAAACGTATAAAGTGGAAATGTCACCGCAACGGTTTGACGATGGCAAGTTTTGCAGGATCCCGCTAGCTAAGGTTGACGCCCCAGGCCCGCTGTATGTCATCCTTAACGGCGACCCAAGCGGCCCAACCGACGATCCCGCCCCTGCGGAACGGCCAACGCTGATATTCAACGGTGATCCGTAATGCCATATCAAGAACAAAACGCGCTATTTCGCCAGAGAACATCAACTTTCGCTCAGGCAACAACCGAGAATCCCATACTGCTTGAGGGTGAAAAATGGTGGGAAGTTGACGCGGCAAATCTAACGACCGGGCGCAGCAAGACCGGAAAGGATGGCCGTGTTGTTAACGATGTGATTGTCGGCACTGCGTTTAACGATCTACCGTTTGATCCCACCGGCACGGGGGAAGGCGGCCCCGGCGACCCAACCAACCTGTCGATTACCAACAGGACGGCCACGGGCCTAGACATCGCCTCCTCGACCGGGAACGACGCAACGGTTCCCCTGGCAACCGAATACCTGGCCGGACTGCTGGCGCCAGGCACTAGGGCCAAGGCTGAAGGAGCGGTGCAGGCCGTGGCTTTGACCCCTCCCAGCGGCTGGAGCACCAGCAGCACCAACACGGGCGGTAGCGTCACCCTCACGCTGGGCCTGCCTTCAGGGTTCAGCCTGCCGAGTAACGCTAGCCAGATCAACTGGGATACGGCCTACTCGATGCGCGGGCAGTGGTCCGGCGGGGCCACCGGGCTCAATGCTGCCACTGGGCGCACAAGCCTGGAGCTGGGCTCAGCGGCGCTGGCGGCGGCGGGGGACTTTGCCACCTTTGCCCAAGGTGCCCTAGCCGCGACGGCGGTGCAGCCTCCAGGGCTGGCTTCAACGCTGGCCGCCTACCTGACCACAGTCAGCGCAGCCAGCAGTTATCAGCCTCTCTCTGCAAACCTGACGGCCCTGGCGGCAAACGGCACGGCCTACTACCTGGCTCGAAGTAACCACAGTGGCACACAGCCACTGAGCACCATCAGCGGCCTAGGAACCGGAATCGCCACAGCCTTGGCGGTGAATGCCGGCGCAGCCGGGGCCCCCGTGCTGTTTGACGGGGCAGGGGGCACTCCCTCAAGCCTGGGCCTGGTGTACGCCACAGGTCTTCCCCTGGCGACTGGGGTGTCAGGGCTGCTGCCGATCGCCAATGGCGGCACGGGCACCGCCACTCCTGGGCTGGTAGCCGGCACACACGTGACCATCACCGGCAATTGGCCCAACCAAACCATCAACGCCACGGGTGGCGTTGGTCACGGTGCCGGCGGCACCGTCACCAGTGTTGGGCTAAGCCTGCCGGCCCTGTTCACTGTTACAGGGTCGCCCGTCACCACGGCGGGGACCCTGACCGCCACGTTGGCGGCCCAGTCTGCAAACCTGGTATGGGCTGGCCCAGCGACCGATAC